TCTGCATGAGTAAATTCATTTAAGTAACTATCTAATTTTTTAGTAGTTTCCATATAAATATTTATACGATATGACACCAGAATTCGATAAAGTATACGAAGGTCTTTGGGATAATATTAATAAGGCTAAGAAAAAGGGAAGAACTTCTAGTAAATGGAAGAAAAGTTCCAAGTATAGAAAGCAGATGAAGAGCCAAGCAAAGAAGCTAGCTAAAGAAAAAAAGCTATGCGCTCGTGGTAAAGCAGCTGCAAAAGCAAAATTTGACGTATATCCTTCTGCATATGCTAATGCTTACGCTTCTAAAGTATGTGCTGGTAAAGTAAAAGATAATAAAGGCAAGAAAAGAAGAGACTGGAAGAAAAAAGGAGAAGCAGTACAACATAACGATAAACTAGTTGGTTCAGAAGGATTAAAAGATTGGTTTAAACAAAAATGGGTTAATATAGGTGCTCGCAAAAAAGGCGGTAAATATCAACCTTGTGGTAGAAAAGATGCTGACACAGGTAAGTATCCTAAATGTGTACCAGCTAAAAAAGCTTATTCAATGAGTAAAGGTCAGAAGAGTGCTTCTGTATCTCGTAAACGTAAAGCAGAACGTAAAGGTCGTTCTGGTAAAAAACCAAATTATTCAAAAACATGACATCATTATTTGATCAAAAAGTAGAAGAGATTTTAGAAAAGTCAGTCCATGATCCTGTAAGACCAGGAATACTAAAAAGACAGACTAAAGGCAAACTTACTTGTACTAAAGCACGCGCTTTAAAATCTAAGCAAAAAAATAAAGGTAACAATACTGCTAAAGCAGCTCAACGTTACTTGAACTATCATTGCGACTCTGTAGAGACAGAAGCAGCAAGATGTACTAAAGCTACTAAGAAAGCGAGCAGTACTGCTAAAGGTAAAAAGTGGATGAAATGCGTTAAGAATCCTGACGGTAAAGGATATAAAAGAATACATTGGGGTCAAAAAGGTGTAAAGGTATCTGGTAAAGCTAACACAAAAAGAAGAAAAAGCTTTAGAGCTAGACATAAATGTAGTTCTGCTAAACCTGGTACAGCAAGATATCAAGCTTGTAAAGATTGGTAAAATGATTAAAAAATTTGAAACATTAGTAAAACTAGTTCTAGAAAAAACAGGAATGAGTTGTCCTGCTGCTACTCAAGATCTAGAGTTAAATACAAAAAATAGAGATGCTACTATAAAGCAATTTAACTACGGGCCCTTAAATGTAGATGAACCAGGAGACTATTGGCAGAAAATAGCCAAGTATTGGAAGACTTCAGAAGAAGCCGCAAAACAATCTCTTTGTGGTAATTGTGTAGCGTTTGATATATCTCCTAGAATGGATGATTGTATGCCAGGAGAAACATCTGACGATGATGGGAGATTAGGTTATTGTTGGATGCATCATTTTAAATGCCATAGCGCAAGAAGTTGTCATACATGGGCAAAAGGTGGACCAATTACTAAAGATGAAAAATCTTACAATTGGCAAGAACGAGGCGCTAAATAGATAACCTTTGACCAACACTGATCTTATTCGGGTTGGTAATTCTATTCTTCTGCATTATATCTTTAATTGACTTGCCAGTCATTTTAGATATCTTACTTAATGTATCACCAGACTTAACAGTATAGAAGTCAGTCTTTACTGGTTGTTTTGGAGCAGAACCACCTCCATACATACCAAATGCCGCTGCGTTACGTTCCATTCTACCAGCTACACCAGTACCTTCTTCTTTGGAAGTTCTATAACCAGCGTGATTGAGATATTCTTTAGCGGCTGCTTTCCACTCTCCTTTATTCATTAACGCTAATGTATTTTTACTACCAGACAAGTCTCCTCTAAAGAAACCATCTACAATAGCGTTACGTAAATACTGAGGATAAGAATCAAATGCAGGTAGCTTACGCTTAGCAGCAGCTATTTTAGCTTTTACGTCTATATTGAATAGTTGTTCCATTTGTTTATCAGACAAAGGAGTACGACCTCGAATGACATTATTATAATCTCTACCTGCTACTTGTTGTAACGCCTTATCGTTTCGTAAAATAAGATGGCCTACTCCAACGGTTAAGTAACCTTTGTGGTCTTTGTACACGTACCCGGGGCGACCAGCTTTACCTTTACCTTCACTCGGTGCAATATAATCATAATAAGATTGATCTTGTTTGATAGCTTGAGTTATTGGAGTAGGCATTTTGGCTTGTACTTCGCCGGGGCCTCCTAATGTGGCCCCTAAAATACCTAACGCTGCAAGAGCCTTTGCAAAAGGTCCTTCTTGCAAGATAATCTCATTTGCTTCATTTAATTGATCAAATGTCATTATAATTATTTATAAATAAAATCTCTTAATGGTACGTGCTCATACTTTTCTTCGTAATCACACTCACCATAAAAGTAATTGTCTAATTGTTCCGCTAATCTAACTTTAGCAATCTCAAGATCTACTTCATACCACTCATTCCGTATTTGTTTAGCAAAATGAGCCATTTGTATTTTTATATTTTTTTCTGCCTTTAAGTAATCTGGATGCTTTATAGAATACAAAATCTCATAATCTCGAAAGGGAGAACCCGTCTGATAAGTTTGCAGACGAGTTTTTAGATTTTTAGTTGTACCAATTTTTATCCAACCAGGCCAAGATCTATTGCTTATAATATAAAGATAACCGGTATGCATTATCTTAGGCGCTTTCCCAAGTTTTTGTTTCCTCGTTAAACTTACGAGTAACATCACCGGTTACTGGGTCCGTAGATAAAGCGACTTTGACTTCTTTTCTCTGAGAAATCTTATTAGCAAACGACCAACCTGTACCGATTATACTTGTAGAAGCACCTAAAATCAAATGGAAACTATCAGTAGTAAGAGAACCTTTAGCGATTAAAACACCTCCAGCTATAGTAGCTGCATGTCGAAGTAAACCTCCGATCTCTTTCTTATATTCCTTAATGATGTTAAATATTTTCTTCATCTTAATTATTTATGTCAAACGTAATTAAATAATTATATGGAGTCAACAGGAATTCAACCACAACATCTAGAGAGCATGGCAAAAAATCTAATCGGAGATTACGGTTGGTTATTTGTTGCTGGTTTAGTAGTATTATTATTTCAATCTAGTATAAAAAAACTAGCAGCATCTTTATTTGTATTTGTTGGAGGAGATTACAAAACTGATGATGTTGTCTTCGTGGACGGAAAACCAGCTCGAATTATAAGAGTAGGTTTTGTAAAGACTGTCTTTTTTATATACGACGTCCATGAAGGTAAAATCGTTGGCGGTAGTAAGTTAGTAGTACAAAATGAATGGTTAGCCAAGCTTAAAATAGAAAAACCTCTACAGCAGCTTGACCTAACCAGATTTAATGGTTCAAAGAGTACTAAAAATTAAAGTCAGAAAAATCTGTCTCTGATGTATCTTGTTTGAATGAACCTACCTTATAGGTTTCTATCTGTGTCTCTTGAGGAGCTACCTGTACGTGTTTACTTTCAGTCCAGTTCTTAATCCATTGGATAGGATTAGGAGTATCTTCAAATACATTAGCTACTCCTACAGCTTTAGTTCTACGATTACATAAATGTTTCATATACTGTATTAGTATCTCATCATTTAAACCTAACATTGAACCATCTTTAAACAAATACTTTGCCCACTCCATTTCTTCTTGAGCTGCATCAGCAAACATTTTCTGAACAGTATCTTCATTTTCTTTTATAATATGCTGAAAGCCTTCCTCTTTATTATCTCGCAGATATTTTAAGATATTTTGAGTCGCGGCTAAATGAAGATTTTCATCACGGTTGATTAAAGAAATGATCTTTGCATTACCTTCCATAGTTTTGTTCTGTGCAAAACAATACGAGCATGCAAATGAAACATAAAAACGAATACCTTCTAGAATATTAATACTAACTAATGTAAGATATAATTTCTTCTTTCTATCATCAACAGTGTCTTCAGGTATCTTCTCAATAAGGTCATCATAGTATTTTGTTACAGAAGTAGTACGCTTAATAATTTCTGGATCAGTTAAGATATTATCAAAGACCTCTGACGGGTTCGGATATACATTTTTAATAATATATGTATATGAATAACTATGTAACGTTTCGAAGAACTCCCAAGTCTTAGCAAATGCTTCTAGTTCAGGATTACTACAATCTTCTAGCAAATGACTAATACCTCTAGACTGAACAGAATCAAGTAGTATTTGATATCCAAGATTTTTAGTAAAAATAAACTTCTGATGATCTGTTAATGTCTCATAATCATTTTTTTCCTTACCAGATAAGTCAACCTCTTCTGGTCGCCAAAAGAAACTTAAATGCTGAAGAAATAAATCATAGATCTTTTTATAGCGATACTTATCGTATCTCTGTAAATTTAGTCCAGCACCAAAAAACAACGGCTGTTTGGTGGTATCAACATTGTCTTTATTAATAATACTCTTCATCTGGTTTTATTATAGCTTACATGCACCACCAGGGCAATCACTTTCTTCAGGAGCATTATCAGTTTTACCATCATCAGTATTAGCATAATATAATGTCTTAAGTCCTACCTTATACGAATGTAAGATATCTTTAGCTACAACTGATAGTGGGAGATTATTATCTTCATACTTGCTAAAGTTATAATAATGATTCGCAGATATAGCTTGATCAAAATATTTCTGTAACACTCCACAAATATTTATATATCCTTTGTTATCAGACATCTCATAAGCGAGACTATATTTATTTTTAAATTTTTGTATTTCAGGAACTACTTGTGGTATAAGACCTTGTTTAGATTTCTTAACGGTTACCAAGCTTCTAGGTGGTTCAATTCCATTTGTAGAATTAGTTACCAAAGAAGAACTCTCACAAGGCATTAACGCAGTAAGAGTACTATTCCTTAATCCATACTCTTGAATATCTTTACGGAGCTTCTCCCAATCGTACGTATATTTTCTTTTAATAATATTATCTACCTCTTTACAGTATGTATCAATTGGTAAAATTCCTTTACTATATTTTGTACGATCAAACCACTCACATTTACCCCTTTCTTGCGCAAGTTTGTTAGATGCTTTAAGTAGATAGTATTGGATAGCCTCTGCTAACTCATCTGCTACTTTCAAAGCTTCTTTGTCTTCATATGAAACTCCATTCTTAGCTAAGTAGTATGCAAAATTAGTAATACCTACTCCTATACTTCTACGCTTTTTCATATTAAGAGCAGCGCTAACTGGATATAATTGATGCTCAATAATGTAATCTAACGCAGTTACTATATTCTCGCATATCTTTTCTAATTGATCTAGTTTATTAATAGTACCGACATTAATAGCCGAAAGGACACATAAAGCTATCTCACCGGTTTCCTGATCGTCAATATGTTCTATAGGGGTTGTAGGTAATGTAATTTCTTGACATAGGTTAGACATATTAATACTATCAAGAAAAGAGCTATGCTCATTAACATGATCCATATTCATTACATACATCCTACCTGTTTCTATTCGCTCTTGACAAAACTGCATAAACAACTTACGAGCGGATATTTTCATCTTAGGTGTTTTTCTAGATGATTCATACTGTTCATACAATTCATAGAACGAATCTGAACCAGCTACAAACGCATCATATAGATCTGGAACATCGTGAGGACTAAAAAGAGTTACAGGCTTATCATCAATAAACCGCTTATAGAAGAGTTTGTTAAATTGAATAGAATAATCCATTTTACGGACTCTATTGTCATCTGTTCCTCTATTGTTTTTTAGTACTAAGATTTCCTGAATCTCTTTATGCCAAAAAGGAAAGTGTGTTGTAGATGAACCACCACGTACTCCATTCTGTGTACAACACTTTGTAGTAGATTCAAACATTTTAAGAAACGGAATTACTCCTGTATGAACTACTTCACCATTTCTAATCTTAGAACCTACAGCGCGAACCCTTCCCATATTCAAACCAATTCCAGCTCTATTAGCTGTATAATAACCTACAGCTGTATTGGAATGAAATATAGAAGGTAAAGAATCGCCTACATCTATCAGTGTGCACGAACTGTATTGACGTGATGGAGTCCGAACACCACACATAACAGGTGTAGGCAAAGAGGTTTTAAATGTACTTGTGTCGTTGTAAAAGGCTTTAATCTTACGTAAACGTACATCTTTGTCTTGATCACTAAACAGAACCATTGAGATAAGCATATACATATATTGTGGTGTCTCATACACCTTATTGGATTGCCTATCTTTTAATAAGTATTTGTCTACTAATTGCTGAAGCCCAGCGTAGACAAAAAGATAGTCTCTATTATGCTTAATATAGTTATCTAGCTGATCAAGTTCATCTTCGGTATATTGTTCTAATATCTCTGGATCGTATACACCAATCTTAATGTTCTTTTTAATAACATCAAGTAGAGATGGCATATTGTCTGAAACTCCGAAGACTTGTTTTCGTAAATAGTAATTGAGTAAGTTTGCCGCAACTATTTGATAGTTGGGATTATCCTCTGAAATAAGATCTGCAGCAGATTGAATTAATAATTGATGTATATTAATGGACTTAATACCATCAAATACTTGCAGCTTTGCATTAATTTCGATATCGCTGACACTGACCCCTTTAATGTCTTTTGTAGCCCAAAATAACACCTCGTGGATCTTGTTAGCGTCAAATTCTTCTGTTCTTCCATCACGTTTAACTACATTCATTCGTAATAATTATTTTAATTAATTATTCACGAATATCAAGTTTAACGTTTTACGGTTGCTTGCCCAAAGTAGAAACCAATAATTGCAGTTAAAGCTTGTCTAATCTCAGGGACTAACAGGTAACCTTCAATCTCGACAAACACAGGTTCAGTTTTAGTTCCTAACAACCCCCACAGTACTTTTTTAGTTATCATTTCCTGTATTACTATAGGGTGGTTAAAAAATGTTATTACAAATGGAGCAAGAATAACTCCAAATAAAACGCTAATAACAATTATACGCCGAACCCACTTGCCTGCATCTACACTAACACGCTCTACAGCTTTATCTGCAGAGATATCAGCAGCTTCTTTTTCTTTCATGAGCATTTCAAAACGCTTTTGTTCGTTTTCAGCTCTCTTAGCAACTATCTTAAAAAAGAACCCAACTACAGATCCTCCGAACATCGTCATAATTTCTGCAGGTATCATATAATTATTTATAAAAAAAGCGCCCGAAGGCGCTTAGGTCTACTAACATTGCAAGGGGGAATTTTATTTCATCGACTGAACAATTTCTCGGCAATGACGAGCATGTTCTATTTCTTCTACTAATTTCTTAGCTTCTGCAACAACATCTGGATGTTCTCCAATACCTGCTGCATTGTTAAGATAATTAGTTAAGTTCGCTTGAGCCTTTTTTTCTTCTCCATCGAAGATAGAGAAAAGAGCTTCTAGAATTTTCGATCCAGTATCGCTCACTAGTCTAAAAATCCTTTCCGCTTATCATAAACTAAGCGATCGAACTTATCAGGAGTATCTTTATTGTTTTTATAAACCTTTTCGATATCCTCCTCATACTTAATTTTCTTTAGTCCTTCTTTATGAACTAACCGAGGGTCTTTGTTCTCTGAGGAATATTCAATTTCACGTTTTTCGTTCGTGTAAATATCCTTTACAACAATTTTGTATGCATTCATTAGCATGTCTGAAATATTAACTTATTCTTAGATGTTTTGCAAGTTATTTTTTTCGGTTTGGTTTTACTTTTTATTATTAATGTAGCGATTTCTGCTTCAATATGTTTCTCAAAAAATCTCTTTAAGAATCGAGCTCCATATTTACGGCTATATCCTTGTTCAGCGATATGCTTTCTCGCGTCATCACTCATTACAAAATCTATTGTATTGCTTTGCTCTAACTTTGCAACGAATTTTTTAGTTTCGATATCAACAAGATTATAAATATCGTCTTGATTCAAATGTTCGAATCTAATTATTTCGGACAAACGATTTAAAAATTCTGGTTTAAAAAACTTTTGCAAAGAATTTTCTAAATCTAATGTACTAATTGCTGATGAACCAAAACCGATAGATTCTTTATCAAACATATCAGCGCCAATATTACTTGTAAAAACTATAATACAATTTTTAAGATTAATTTTACGACCTACACTATCTGTAAGTTCTCCTTTATCTAATACTTGTAAAAATATATTAACGACATCAGGGTGAGCTTTTTCTATCTCGTCTAACAATATTAAACTGTATGGATTGTTTTTAATGAAATCACATAGTAAAGATCTATCACCGTAACCAACATAACCAGGAGGCGAACCTATCAGTTTACTTACTGAGTGTTGCTCCATAAATTCAGACATATCTATTTTTAAAAAGTTTTGCTTATTGTAAAAAAAGTATTCTGAAATTAATTCACATAAATACGTTTTACCTACACCTGTAGGACCTACAAATAAGAATGAACCTAAAGGTCTATTAGGATCTTGCAAACCAGTTTTAACTCTCTTAAAATGATATAAAATAGAGTCAATAGCTTTGAATTGCGAAACGTACTTATCTTTAATTGATCGTTCTACTTTAGTAAGATCAGGTAAACTACAACCACTTATATCAGTTACAGGTATGCCAGTCTTAGTACTAAGGATGTGACGTACAGTTTCTTTTGTAATAATTTTTTCAAACTCTACTAACTTACTCTTAGTGAATTCTTTTTTAAGTTTATTAGATAGTGTTGTTTCTTTTCTTTTGAGTTTTAAGCCTAATTCAAAATCATGCGATTCAACAGCTTCAAGTTTTTGCTTGTTAATAGAATCTATTTTTTGTTGTAATTGTACTAATTGCTCGGATGTATTACCTGTTTGATTTTTTATGTATGAACCACATTCATCTAATAAATCTAATGAGCAGGACGGTTGACTTTTATCTGTAATATATCTGCTTGAAAGGTTTACTACATCATCAACGATATCTCTATCGAACTTTACATCATGAAATTTTTCGTAGGTAGGGATCATACTAAACATAATATGTTTAGTTTCATTAAAAGTAGTCTGTTTAACTGTTATATTTTCAAACTTTGAACTAATCGTGGTAATGTCGTCGATGTATTTTTTATAATCATCTGATGTACATGTACCTATAAAATTAATATCATCACTACTAAACAACTCACTAAAATATTCTTCTATATTAGATGTACCATCTATACGAGTTATTAGGGCTATATCATTAATAAACAAAATAACGTCAGAGTTCTTTTTTAAAAACTCTTGTAATGTATCTATTCTAGATTCAAAATCTCCTCTAAATTTAGTACCGCTAATTAATGTTTTTAATTTAAGCTCTAATATTCTTTTATTTTGTAAATGAGTCGGGGTTAGTTTTTTAGTTATTCTTCTTGCTAGCTCATATACTACAGAACGTTTACCAACACCAGGATCACCTGTAATAATAATATTTGTGTTATGTTTTTTACCTAAAGTTAAATATATCTTTTCGAATTCTGCATCACGAGAAAATGTACTTTGTAATTGATTAATAGCAGCTTGGTGAGTTAAATCTATAAAAAACGGTTCTAAACTTTCTGGTATAGTTGTAGTAATTAGCTGTGCACTTTCTTTCTCTAAATTACCAAGCTCTTGCTGTATGGCTGATTTTACATTATCAAAATTTAAACCATATTCAGAGAGTATAGAAGTAGCTACTCCATCGTTTTCATATAAAAGAGAAAGAAATAAATGTATTACATCAACAGTATTTTTATTAAGTTTTTCTGCAAGACCTTTTGCGAACTCTATAATTCGCATAACCCGCGGAGTAAAGTTAGGACCAGCTTCTAATTTGAAAAGTTTATTATTTTCTTCTAACTGACATATACTGCTCACTACATCTCTTAAGTGAGTAATATCTACTTTTAATCTACTAAAAGTTTGCTCAAGAAATTCATCTTCACTTTCTACTAAACCTAAAAGTAAATGCTCAGTACCCGCGTACCTACATTTAAACTCTTCAGCATAGTTTTTAGATAAAGCGAGCGCGCTTTGAGCGGTTTGACTAAACTTCATATATTCTTAATTATACTTATGAAGTAACTTGTTGATCTCTAGGACATTAATGGCCCTCTGAATGTACCTGTACTACCAGAGCTTAATATGTTACTACCCATGGTAGAAAAAATACCACCTGTTGTACCACCACGCCGGACACTATACTCACTACTTACGGTAGAAAAACTACTACCTGCATCATGACCATCTCCTGGTAATATAGCTACTGTTTCGCTATCGGAACCTCCATCTTCTCCGAGTTGGCCTCCATCTAAACCACTCATACTTGGAAATGCGCTAATATTAACACTTCCAGTTGGTTGTAAAGATACAGCACCAGCAGCATTAGTAAAGGCTCCTCCAGAACCACCAGCACCGTTTACTGCACCATCGCTACCATTAGAAAGAAAAATATCAGCAAAAAGAGGATGTTGACTATAAACAGTATCATCGACTTCAGCAGAGGAAACTTCCTCATTTGTAGATTTTCCTGACACTGCTGCAAGACCACCGGTGCCTACATTCATAATATGGATACCAGCGCCACCTCCTCCACCACAACCAGCAGATAATGACGTGAGATGTTCCATAGTACTTGCTGAGACCCCTACCACACCACCACCACCACCACCAGCTCCTCCAAATACATGACCGTAATTTTTTATATTAATATCTAGAAAAAATCTACTCATGTCTATATTACCTATTGCCGGACCACCATCAACTAAAGGATTAAGGTCATCATAATATATAGATACATCATCATCTTCAGAGCCACTTTGTGTTAAGTCTGTTCCTGATAGATACAACGCACCATAACCACCTTTACCTCCTTTACCTACCACACCAGCTCCTTCATCAACTATAATATTCATTTCATTATTTGGAAAAACCAAGTCATGATCTGGTATAAATTGTAGGGCTGCGGACAATACATCTACTGAGAAAATAGAAAGAGGTTCCTGTACTGTAAAATTAATTATATACGGATTAGTTGCTGAGAAGGTAGAAAAAGCAGTACCATTATTCTCAGCAGTGCTAGCTGATAAAGCTTCCCAAATATTAACACAAGATAACAATTCATTACTCGTTCCATCAGCTCGATATGTTGCAGAAATAGAAGACAAGAACAAGTTTGTAGTTTTAAAATTATCAGCAACTCTAAAAACTTGTTCTGAAATATTACCTAAAGTAGAATTTTTACTTGGGTTATTTAGTTTAACAGTTAATTTTGTACCAGTATACGTCGCAGTAGGAGTGTTCGCTGCGCTTAAATCAAATATAACTGATGTAATTGTATCAGTAAAAAATATAGTACTAGTGCTGTTTACTTTTGCTGCTGAAGTTTGAGCGGGTCTTACAAGAGGGAAATCTGTTAACTTATCGTCTACTACAGAATATATTGTGCTAAATGATACGTTAGGTCTATAGTTATTATTAACAATGTTTGATGGATCTATTGATATATTAACTGAAGTATCCCCTGCGGTTAATATATCTGTTCCAGAGGTAGGTACTCGTTTTACTTCTACTCGAGCTGTATCCTCTTCTGATAAATTACCATCACTAGCAGATAAAGAAATAGTATATGCTGGTTGTCTAAGAGACATATTTATGGTGTGTGTATTTTTATTTCCAATAATACAATTAGTGTTTGACTTTAATACTATACTAAAACTTTTTGTTCCTGAGCCATATAGTAATTCAGTATCTATCGGTATAGTAATCGAATCAACATTTTTAGTAAATTTGCCTATAGCAGGATTTGTAGATTCTATATGATAATAGTCGTTTTTAGTCGCTGTCCCAGTAACTGTATAATATTGAAAACTACATGCTGGAGCCCCAGTTAATATATTAGTGCGAGTTACTTCTACCTCTATACTAGAACCAGAATCTACACTAGTAGAGGAGTTTTTAAATTCAACAACATTAGGAAATTGAGTGATATCACCTGGTAAATGAATAGTATAATCTGCTGGAGGATTAGAATTTAATGATTCTTCTTTAATTAAGTCAAATAGAGCTTCTTGCTGGGCAAACAATAATCGTAATGGTCTGTTAATTACATCCGTGAGAAGCGGCTCATTTACACCTATATACAAGTTATGATTCTCTTCTAAGGCTTGAGGTTTTGTAAACTCATGAGGTACAATTGCACTCAGTGTTGGAAACGGTGCTAGTCCAGCAACAGTACTATAACTACTGTATATCTTTTTATTTAAATTTTCAAAAAATGAATAATGATTATAAATTAATTTTTTTGTAGTTTTATTAAAAGTAACATTATTAACTATTTCTTGCGGTAATACTAAAATATTAGATAAACTAAAATAATTAGTATAAAAATTCTCATGATATAGTTTCGTAGTAGCGTGATCGTCTAAGAAAACATAGGTTGATACTTCTTGGTCAGGATAATTTGTCGTAGTTACTGCAATATACTCTTTACCATTATGTAATGTTGTATCAAAAGAAAGTATTTCTTTTTGATCCTCTTCTGTGCCAATAGCTATTCCATGTTTAAGTAAATCCAGTTCAGAAATATACGTTTTAAAATTAGTTTTGTAATACTTATATATACGACCTTTATTGCTTATATATAAAATATTCTTATTAAATTTAGAATTAACTATTTTATTAAAAGAATTACTTAAGTCTGTTGCAGATAAAAGATTAACTCGTGTATCATAATAATCATATAAAGAAGTCGGCAGTTTTATTTCATTGTTAATTATATCATATGTAAATATCTTACCACGAGAAGATAGTACGTAACCTTGTGCTAAGTCCGAAGTATCAGAATATTTATCAACAATTATAGACATTAATTCTCCGTAATTTGGGTTGTTGAATAAACTCGGTGAATTTACCTCTTGTATAAAATTAAAGTCTAAATCGAATACTTTGATACTATTATGACCGTTGTCAAGTATATAAACCCTATTTTCATGTACAGATAAAGAATTGGGGCTTGATAATTTATTTTTAGTTTGATTAGTTCCTTCCCCACCTATTGTTTTTAAAAGATACCGACCCGGTCTTTCACTATCAGTTACACTATTACGCTTGAGTCCTTTGTCACTAGTTATTAAACCAGTAATATCAAATTTATATACAGTATTAGCTCCCTTATCTAAAACAAATAAAATATTGTCTTTTACATCAACACTTACTACATCTTTAAATTTAAACGTTTTATTAAACTCTATTTCATTACCAGATAATAAACCTATTGCGTTAGTTATATGAGAGTTTGTTTCAAATACGAATGAATCATCTTTTGCATAATTAAAATATAAAAGCTTACCTGTACCATCTGTTTGACTAATAATAAATGTTTCCCCTAAAGCAGAAAGGGTTTGAGTATGATCTAACCCGACATTAGGAGTAAGACCAATTGGTGTAGGAAGAACACTCCCGTTAGTTTTTATTGCAATATAATTTGATGCTGCAGATAAAGGAGTTGACGTACTAGATATTTCAGCATTAGCAATAAGAAACAAATAATTACTATATAACTTTCTTAAACTATCATTATATACATCTGCGACAGCGAAATCATTATGACTGATAGTAATATCATCTACACTGTATGGTAAATCCTTACTAGCTGTTTTAAGTTTATCTAAAACTCGATCTCTTTCGTATCCGTAGGTAGAGACTGATGTTACTTCACTATATACTGAACTAGCCATTATTAATTATTTAACAAATAAACCCCAATTTAACAGATTGAAGTTAAAAGAAGAAGTGTAAATAATTATAATGCCAAG